AGTTACTTGTTCTGTTTGTTTATGATTAGTAACTTGTTCAGTTTGTTTATTTTTAGTTACTTGTTCTGTTTGTTTATGATTAGTAACATTATTAATATAAAAATATGCCCCTTGTAAGAAAGCATCGGCCAAATCATCTTTTTTCTTATGAGAATTAAAATGTTTTTGCCATGATTCTAGATGATTAGTTAAATCAATACAATATTTAATGCCTAAACTTTTAGTTAATTTATATGCTTTAGTATCATCTGTATTTTTAACTTTAATTAATTGTTTAGTATCTCCATCACTAGCTAATTTTAATTTATTGGAAGGTGACATAAATTTTACTTGTAAAATATTAGATTTGGTGGTTGCTTTATCAATAACTCCTCTAATTAAATAATAGTCATAAATAGTTGATGCAATTGATTTCATTCTCGGATTTTTAAATGAAGGTTGATTTTCAATAACTACATAATCTGCATTTAATAAATTTGGTCTATTTTCTAATTCCATGATTAATCCATATTTAACATCATCAAAATTTAATGTTGTTGAACTTTTTAATTTAAATGATTTTAGTTGACTGATTTTAGTTTCTGATTTATACATTTGTTTGGCATGAGTTGTACAAAAATAACAAGATGAATCATTTGTTGTTCTATAATAAGATGCATATTTATTACAAGATGTTGCTATTTTTGTTTTATATTCACATTTGTTTGATTTTTTATCATGGCATTCATTTATCCATTTATCAAATTCTTGAACTGTTGTATCAACTTTTTTTCCATGTGTTTTGCAATAATATTTTATAATATTATCAACAGTATTTGATAATTTGGCTTTTGCACCACAATGACAATTTTGTTCACTTCTGTTTGTCAAATCAATATTATTCCAATCCAATATATCCCAGTCTATTTTCTTGCTTCCATCTGGTTTAATAAATTCTTTTTTTGTCATTAAACAATAAGCTAAATGAATAACACCAACATCAAATGATAAAATAATTGGAAATTTTTCAGTCATATGTTTTATACAAAAAATATTTAGTTAAACCATAACAAAGTAAAAATTGATTAAAATATAATTAAACATATAAATTTCATAATCAATTAATGTGTGGTAAATTAGAACTTATAATTGGACCTATGTTTTCTGGAAAATCTACAGAACTAATCAGAAGAATTAAATTGTTACAAATAATAAACAAAAAAGTATTGGTATTAAAACCAGTTATTGATTCTAGATATAATCAAAATAAAATAACTTCTCATAATTATGAATCTGTTGAATGTATAGTTATTAATAAATTAAATGATGTATTAGAAGATGAACTGAAAAAATATCATGCTATTGTTATCGATGAAGGTCAATTTTTTGATGACCTGGTTCCAACAGTTACTAAATGGATAAATAATTATAGTATTGATATTATTGTTGGAGGTTTAGATGGAGATTTCCAACAACAACCAATAGGAACAATTCTTAATTTGATACCGCATGCTGATAAATGTTATAAATTAAGCTCGCTATGTAATGTATGTAAAGATGGAACAGAAGCACCATTTAGTTTTAGATTAGCTAATTCTAGTGATAAAATATTAGTAGGTGGTTCAGAATCATATATTCCAGTATGTAGAAAACATTTTAATGAATTGGCTGTAAATTAATATATTATTTTTTTGTTTAATAATATATTTTTCTAATTTTATATAAATGTATAAATTAAATTGGTGTTGTACTGATAAACAAATTAAACCATTATATGAAAATATAAAATATAAAGATTATTTTGAACCAATTAAAAAATATTCTCAAGAAAATGAGAATGTATTTAGTGATATAATAAAAAAAGGAAAAATTGATGATTATGTTATGCAATATTATATTAAATCATCAACAGATATATCAATTATTGTTATATATCCTTCATCATTAAAACATCCAAAATTAATGGATAAATTAATAAAAAAACTAGAAGATAATGGTGATATTCATTATATTAAAGATATTGAGATGGACTATTTTATGGCATATAATATGATATATCAGTTGTATTCTACAGAAAAAAGAATGAAAACAAATACTTTAATCCAATATAAAATTGACCGTTTGGGTTTTGAAAATAATAATCATACAAATACAATAAAAATAATTGTATATACTTTAACAAATAAAGAAAAACCAATTAGTGGAAAAAGTGCAGAATTTAAAATGGAACTACGAAATATTTTTGTTCAGGAAGATATTAAAACAACTAAATATTTACCAGGTCAAGATGAGTATCCTAGAGGTTATGATTATTTACATGTTTCAGATGATAATAATCAATCATATGAATATGCAGGTATGTTTTTTCATGAAAATTCATTAAAGTTTTTAAAAAGACAAAAAACATGGCGGTTAATTGATATGTATAAAACTCAAAAATTATTAAATTTAACAAAAAAATTTTTTTATGATTACTCGCTTAATGAGTTTGAAAAACTAATGATTTTTAGTTCAGGTGTTTTATTTACATATGGTATTCGTGAAGCAAATGATATTGATTGTGTATTGATTGAAAACAATGTTATTAAACCATCAGATATTGAAACAAAATTAGATAAAGATATTGATATTACATACAAGGGAACCAAAAATTATAACCAACAATGGGAAGATGAATTAAATAATCGTGCTAAATTATTTGGAGCAAAAAATTATAAAGAACTAGTTACTAATCCAAAATACTATTATTATTTTATGGGATTTAAGATTATAAGACTTAAATATGATTTAATACTAAGATTTAAACGATATAGGCCTGCTCAATTTACTGATTTATTGGTTATTAGACAAATGTTTAATTTTGGATATAAACTTAAAATACCTGAAAAAAATATTACTTTTAATGAACAAACAATGAAAGATGAAGAAAAAATAGTTAGTAAAAATAGTTTTTTAAATAATATTAAATGGTATCTTGAAACTAGATATTATATAGTAATTAATAAAGAACAAGTTGAACAATGGATTGATAAGAATTTTATTGAAAATACTAATGAAGATCCTATTGAATATTATTCTGATTTAAATGGTGGTAATTTACAATCTGAACCATTAAATTTTTTTAAGATTGATGATGATTCAATGAAAAAGTATGTTTATCCATCACAAGTTGAAATAATTAAAAATGGTTATGAACCAAATATTATTATTTATAGTTCTGATAAACCATATTTATATCCAGGGGAAGATTTTAACATTAATGCTGTTTATAAATCATGTAAAAACAGAGATTTAAAAATTAAATCAAAAATAAATTCAAAATCATTAAGAATTGTTTCTTTTAATTTACATAATTTTATAAGTCGTTGTAATCAAGGCATTGCACCATTATTCGGTACTGCATTGAATCCATTTGAAAAACCAAGAGATATTAATAAATTCATTAATTTATTTGAACAAGTTAATGCAGATATTTATTGTTTTCAGGAATTAGTTCCTATAACAGAACAAGATATAGAAAAAGATATCACTGATTTAGAATATATTAGAAATAACTTTAATTTTGAATATTTCAACAAGCTTATGGAAAATATTGGATATAAATATAGAGTTATTGGTTCTACTCAAAATGGTAAATTTTACGATTCTGAAAATAGGTCATATTATTATCTTGCTAATGGTATTTATAGTAAAATTAAATTAAATAATCCAGAAGTTTATAGTTTTAAATATCTTAACCGAAATGTTGTAACTGCTGAAGTTTTCTTTAATAATAAAAATATCAGAATATTTAATATACATTTAGAATATTATGAAACAAATAATAAAAATCTAATTGATTTAGGTTATAATGATAATCATACTATTCAACAATTTATAGATTTACACAAATTAGTTGATAGTTTTCAAAACAATAATCATATTATTTGTGGGGATTTTAATATTAATATTTTTAATAAAAATAATGGATATAGATTTAAAAAATGGGAAGAAAAAACAGAACATATAAGGAATAATTATATTAATACACATAAATTTATATTGGCAACTAATTTTTCACAAAATGATCAGACTGATTTTATTATATTTCAAAAAAAATCTAATTTAAAAGTAATATATGCTTTTATTGTTCCAACAAATATATCTGACCATTATATGATAGTTTCTGATTTTCTATAAGTCTTCTAATAGAAAATATTGTAAGTGTTTTGAATTTTCACTATAATGTTCAACCTTAAACATTTTTGTATTATAATGTTTCTTTCTTAATAAATAATAATATTTTTCTCTTTCTTCAACAAATTTATTTATATCATAAAAATTTTCAGAAATATTAAAATCATTTGACAAATATAAAAATTTATCAGTTAAATTATCAACATATGTAAAATTTTTAAACATTGTTTGTCTTATTTTTGCAAGAACATTTACAGAATCATTAAAATCATTTTTACCAAATTCAAAAAATGGATATTTTAATTTTGGTTTTTTATTATTTACTATATAGTCTCCTACATAATATGTATTATTTAATTTAAAATCATATTTATTATACATTATATCACTACATTTGTAAGTATATCTATTTTCTTTTTTTCTTAGTTTTATTACAAAATTATGATTTTCATATAACATATATTTTTTTTTATTATATGTTAAATTACTTTTTTGATTTGTTAATTTAATAAAATCTTTTACTGTTGAAAACCTATCTTTCCTATCTTTATATGCATCAAAATATATATCTACACTAAATAATCTTTTTTGATTTTTTATTAATTTTATTATTTTGTTTTCATTCTTTTCAAAATCTTTTAAATATAATAAATATTTAAACCATTCTCTCATACAATAATAAAACTCTAATATTAATGCTAGTTCACGACAATCACCATAATTCATTAAAGATGTTATTAAATTTGTTATATGTGTATATTTTTTTTCTATACATCCTAATTGAGACTTTTTATAATTATCATTATCAATACAAAAATTATATTCCTTCATTAATGCATCTCTATTATCTTTATAATTATTATCTACATTCATTAATTGTGGAACTTGAAAATAAATTTTAAATATCTTAAGTATATCTTCTGATTTATTTTTTTTCATTATATTTTTCATAATTTCAATATCTTTATTATTTATAAAATAGTTTTTTACAACCCATAAATTACCCCAATATACTTTTCCATAATTTATTTTTTGGTTAAAACCTCTTAATGATATTGTATTTGATAAAATATCTTTAATAATATCTAATTTATATTCTTGTTTTATTTTGCTATCAGTTTTTAAATTATTAATAAATTTATTGACATTTTCTTTTTCTTCTTTCGAATAATAATTATAATAATCTTTTGTTTCATTCATTCGTGATTCAATATCAACACTACCTGGATAATATAATTCCATATCTACATTAATGCATTTTATTATATTAAATACTAATAAATGAATTAAATAATCAATACTTTCATAACCACCTAGAATACAACATGTATAATATATAAATAATAAATAAGTATTTGAATTATTATTACAATCAATAATATTAATCAATTGATTATTTTCATATAATATATTTTTATAATTTGTCATTATTATTTTAATTTAGATTAAAATAATTTTTCATTATTTGAATATAAATTTTAATTATAACTTGGTCTTTTTATGAGATAATTTATGATTATTTGCATTAACTAATGCAGTTGTATTATTTAATCCCATTCTAATTCTACTAGAACTAATAATATTTGCTATTTGTTTACTATTATTAAGGTCAGAACCAGCTAAAGTATATATAGATGCAAATGCTCTATAATTTCTAATCAATGCAGCAAACGCATAATAATTCATATAAACATTAATTACTTTAAAATCATTACCAGACAATTTATTTTGGACAGCAGATGAATCACCACCATAATTAGAATTACCCCACGTAACGACAACCCCATCTGATTTTAAGGCAGCAAACGCAGAATCCGTCGAATAGATTGAAACTACATCTGATAAATTATTTTGGACAAGAGATGAATTACCACCATAATCAGAATCACCCCACACAAAGACAGACCCATCTGATTTTAAGGCAGCAAACGCAAAGCCTGTCGAATAGATTGAAACTACATCTGATAAACCAGATGGTAAGGTACCACCATAATCAGAAACACCCCACGTAACTACTCCATAACCTGGAGTTTTTAATATTTGTGAACCATCTACATTTACTGTAGGATTTAATGGGTTTCCATTAATATCTTTATTTAACCATTCAATTCGTTTATTAGTTAGCTTATTAGTATTAGAATTCCATGTAAATTTTGTTACATAAGTTTGTCTATTAAATGAATAATTAGAATAAGCTTGTAATGTACCTGTGTAATTATTTATTTGTTCAGTAAAATATGTATTCATTATATTAGTATTATCACTTTCCATAATTCAGTCACCACCATTTGAACCGGTTAAATTAGATGATGCTCTTAAATGTATTCCTGATTTTTCTTTTAAATAAGTAAAAATAGCAGGTGTTTTATCAGGGTCAAATAATTCACATCCTAAGAAATCAAACGTTTTAACTCCCAATTTACCAAGTTCACAAAGGAAATTAAGAATATCGTCAAATGTTGTATATGGTGGTACATTGGACCCTAAAGGGTTCAAGCTAGCTAGTTCGCTTTGCAAACTAGGTACATCATTATTAGAACCAGTAGTTTCTTTTTGCAAAATATTAAAACCTGATGTAAAATTAGCATGTTGAATTAATCCAATTTCTTGATATGTATTCTGAGATATTTTTTGCAATAATGAATCAAAAGTATCTGTAAAATATTTAAATACAATATAGTTAACATCTTCTTTCTTAGCATCAACATATGGTTGATAATTAACTCTAGAATCCACTAATAAAAGTTTATTCATATATATATATCACATAATATTTTATAAAATAAATTGTATAAAAATATCCAAAAATAGTATATTTTATAACTTGGTCTTTTTATGAGATAATTTATGATTATTTGCATTAACTAATGCGGTCGTATTATTTAATCCCATTTTAATTCTGCTAGAATCAATAAGCTTTACTATTTGTTTACTATTATTAAGGTTAGAACCAATAATTTTTACTATTTGTTTACTATTATTAACAATGGATTGTATCGTGGATATCACCTCGAAATCATCCACAGTATTCCCATTTGATAACAATGGGGACAAAAAGTTACTAGAATTACCAGCTATATATAAGTTAAAAAAAGTATATGATGAGTTATAATTAGGTGAAGCTGGATTGCTATAGTAATTCATATATTTTATGTTTGTACCCCCATTCGAAAAATTATTATTTATAAATTGATAGTCTGCATCATAAAAGTTATTATCTGCCAATATATTATTATTAAAATCAGTTGAACCATCAAATTCTTCATAAAATGCAGTAACTATATTATTATCTACACTAAAATATCCATTAAAAATATTATCTGATTGTAAATTAATAGCAATAGAATACCAATAAATCGTCATTATATATATATTACATAATTTTTTATAAAATATATTATATAAAAATATCCAAAAATAAAAAATGAAAATTAATACTTAAAGATATAGGTCTTTAAATATATAACTTATGTCTATAAAATCAAGATGGGATACTTTCGAATTTAAAGATTATTTAAATGTTAATACGAAAGAAATTAATGGATTACCTAACGGAGTTAGTGTATCAACAATGTGTGCGTCATGTAAATTAAACACAAGGTTAAATATACCTAATATAGAACAATATTTACAATTAAATGCAGATGATGTTTTAACTGTTAAAATGAATAAAGAAAGAACAAGAAGTTTAATCAATATTAAAAATAAACCAAAACGAATTAAAAAATATGATAATAAAAACAAACAGAAAGATACTTCAAAGAATCATTTTTATAATCAAATAACAGTAGTCATGAGAACTACTAATGGACCTACTAAAGATTTGAATGAAGTACCTAAAATAAATATGAAACTTTTCAAGAATGGTTCAGTTCAAATGTCTGGTTGTAAGTCATTAAAAAACATAAATTTTGCTCTCAATAAATTAATTACAAGATTAAAAGAAATTAAAGCAAAAATTGAAAATGGAAAAATATCTGAAAAAATATTTATTGAAGAACCATCAGATATTACTGTTAAAGATTTTAAAATTGACATGATTAATTCAAATTATCAAGTATCTATGCAAATTGATAGAGCTAAATTGTTTCACTTATTACTTAAGAAAAAAATTAAATCATCATATGAACCGTGTATAAGAGCTTGTGTTATTATAAAATTTGTACCTTTAATAGAAAATCCTGAACAAAAAGAAGTTAGTATTTTTGTGTTTCAAAAAGGCAATATAATAATTACTGGAGCAAGGTCGAAAAGTCATATTATTTCTGCATATGATTATATGAATGATATTATTCTGTCTCATAAAGATGAAATTATTAAAAATGATGAGAAAGAAGAAGAGAATTTAATTTTAGATATTTATGAAGATATTATTAAGGATATTAATATTGGAATTATTAAAGTCTAATATATTATTTTAATTATTTTTTTGATGATATATATCATTAACTAATGGATTATTTTCTAATGTATTTATAAAATTAGGATTTATATAATAACTAGAAGTTTCTATAACTGGTTTACTTGTTGAATATACAGTTTCTATTGTATTTCTTGATGTTGTTGGTGTGACACTCATATCTAATGGTTTATGCGGGTGTGATACATAATTATATAATTCTTTTCTGTTATTCATTCTTACATTTTCTTTATTAATATATGGTCCATTCATATCACCTTTACCATTAGGTGCACGATTACGGTTTGATAGTTCTCTTCTATCATCAAGTTCCATATTATTAGATGCTTCATGAGATATTTGGGCATCAACTTCACCATGTAAACCACCTACATAATTTTGTAATAATGTAGTTTGTTTAATTGTAGTTTTAGCTGTATCAGTTTTATCTCTAGAATAATTACCCATATTAGTATTAGTCATTCTACCAGCTGGAGATGAATATAAAGTACTTTGTTTAATTGTTGGTCTAGCTTTATCATTAACATCTTTAGTGTAACCACTTTCCTGTGCACCAATATGACCAATATATTGAGTATTTTCAGTTGTTTGACGAATAGTTGATTTAGCTACATCATTATTATCTCTTGTATAATTAGATAATGCATAAGATATATTACCAGTTGGTCTTTTACTAATTAATGTAGTTTGCTTAATAGTTGGTCTAGCATCATCTTGTAAATTAGAATAAACTTTAGAAACATCAGCTTTGATATTAATTTCAGGTGTTGTGTATGATGTCATTTGTCTAATTGTATTTTTAGCTCTATCAGTTAGTTCAGAATATCCTGAATTTTCTTCACCTCTAACACCATAAACTATTGAATGTGATGTATTTTGTCTTATTGTTGATTTAGCTGCATCATTATTATAAATAGGTGCTTGATTTTCTTCACCCCTTACACCATAAACTATAGAATGTGATGTATTCTGTCTTATTGTTGATTTAGCTGCATCGTTATTATAAACAGGTGCATTATTTTCTTCACCTCTAGCATTAGTAACCATAGAATGTGATGTGTTTTGTCTTATTGTTGATTTAGCTGCATCATTATTATATACAGGTGCATTATTTTCTTCACCTCTAGCATTAGTAACCATACAATGTGATATGTTTTGTCTTATTGTTTGTTTAGCTGCATCATTATTATATACAGGTGCATTATTTTCTTCACCTCTAGCATTAGTAACCATAGAATGTGATGTATTCTGTCTTATTGTTGATTTAGCTGCATCGTTATTATATACAGGTGCATTATTTTCTTCACCTCTAGCATTAGTAACCATAGAATGTGATGTATTTTGTCTATGTGTTGTAGGTAATACCATATCATTTGAAAAAATATAATTTGCTTGTTGTTGTGAACCAACTATACCAATATTAGTATTACCATTAATCATTAATTCACGTAAAGTTGTTGATGGTAAATCTTTATAGTCTACTGTATAATTTCCACCACCTCCAATTAATGCATTCGACAATGGACCCTTTTGTTCTGTGTTTGTTGTAGCTCTTTGTGTTTCATAATTAGTAAATGAAGAAGCATTGGTCATAACTGGTTTATTATTTACAGCATTAATAGCATGTGTTGGGTCATTCATATATGTTTCACGTTTAGCTGCTTCAAATTTTGTTTTAGATTTATCAGGACCATCACCTTTATTGGTATTAACAGCATGACCAGTATAATATGTGTCAGTCTCATTTCTTTGAGTGAAAACATTAGTGTATTTACCTGTTTGTTTTTGAAATTGAATATTAGATTTAGATGGTAATAAATCACCAAATTTAGTTTCTCTAAAATTAGGGAGTTTATGTTTAGTTAATGTTGGGTCTGGTGATCTAAATTCACCTTTTTTAATAGTTTCAAGAGGTTTATTTTCATATGTTACTTTTTGATTAATTTCACTTCTTAGTGTATCAATATTACGTGGATTAATACGGTACACAGCATAATTACCTTCTTGATTCTGAAATTCAATACCTGGTCTAACTTTGATGTCTGTTTGAAATGGTAAATCACCAAAGTTATTTTTATTAGATGGTAGATATCTATTAACTAATTTATCTGCAACAACAGGCATACCATTAACCCAACTTAAATCTGCCATTGGTTCAAATAATGGAACTTTTTCTTTTTTAAAACAATAATTTGGATCATTACCAGTAAATACTTGTAATTTTCGTTGAACCCTATCAGAATGAGATAAATTCATTGAAAAATCTCTTTTTGAAGTATTTGGAATCATATTATTATGCGTAAAATTATCTTTATTGACAACATCATAATGCATATCAGAATGTTGAAAATTAGAATATCCATTATTGAAATCTATATTTCTTTGGAGTGATGGATTAATACCTTTTATAGTCATATATGATTCATTAACACCAACTGGATTATCAATATTATCAAATGTTAATTCATCAAATTGTTTTAAGTATTCAGGCTGATTATAATTTTGTCTAGCCTGTTGTTTTTCAATCATACTAATTTTACCTGATAAATTAGAATTATAGATTGAATTTAATTTTGATTTGTTTTTAACTAATGGGCCTAATAAAATACTTGACATATTATTATTAGATACATTTTTTTTTATTTTAACTAACAAAATTAGTTAGTAATATTTTTATAAATATCTTTCATATGTAATCTTGAGTTCATGCCAGATCTATCTCTTGATTCTTGAACATGACATTGAGGATTAACATGTAAATAAGGCTCAACTTGATAAGATGTTAAACTCATGCAACGATAATTATCAATAGGATTTGTAAATCTAGTATCTTCAGGAGTAAGTTTTTTTGCACATGTAGGCTTGTGATGTAATTCACGATTACCAACAGGTGATGTATTATTATTGCATTTAGTTAATAATTGATTTCTCCATGATAATTCAGATTCAACTTGAGCCATGTCTGTAAAACACAAGTCCATTGGTTTTTTAGCAGTTGAAACATCTGATTTTGCACCAATAGGACCATCATATGACAAACATTGATTGTTATTCTCAGCAAATGAAGCAAATAACCTATAATCACCAGGACCAGTGCTTCTACCCATTTGTAAATCATAAGCACAATTATCGTATCTAGTTCTATTAAATGACATATTGTCTATATACTAAATAGTAGATTTTTTTAAATTAAATATAATATTTTTAATTTAAAATAATTTAATTTTTAAGAACATTAGTCTTGGGTAAATCACATGAATTAAGACCCAAGTTCTTTTCATTTAACATATTGCTAGTTGGTTTTTCTAAATTGTTTGGTGTAATGTAATATATATTTTCACACATTTTGGCAGGTGAAAAATCAGGATTTTTGTATTCTTTAGTAGGGTCAAATTTAAGAGAAGGGCATCTTGTTCCAGGTCTGTTTAAACCATATAATTCACTCTCAGTATCAGCACGAGAACCAAACTCAAGACTATTAGTAAAATCACCAACATCACATTTTTTACATAATTCATATTTACCTTTAAATAAATTATATTCTAAAGGGCCTGTACTTTCCTTAATAGTTGTAGCATAAGCACATTTGTCATAAATTAAACGGTTAGAACTCATTATTATATATAATTAATTAGAAAAAAATTAAATCTTATTTTAATTAAACTTTTATTTTATAAATCCATTGTAATACTATTAATTGAATTAAACCTTCGGGTATTATTTCTGGTTTTATATAAGAAATATAAAGTATTTCTTTTAACTCTTTTTTAAGTTGTGTTGTATTTATCTTAATTTTATTTTTAAGAATTTTTAATATAATATATTTTATTTCTACACTTATTAACCAGTTTAATTTTAAACTGTCTTGATAATCTAAAAAAGGGACCAAATTATATAATAGTAACTGAATTTTGTCTGTCGGACAACCTAATTTATTTGATAAATCATAACTTAATTCTTCTTTGATTATACTAATAAATGTATTAGTATGTTCTTTATTAATTGTATCTAAATAATTATCTAGTTTTTTTACTAAATCAATAAATAATATTTTTTTTATTGATATTGTTGAATTATTTGTATCACAATATTCAATATGTATTGGTTCTGTCTCTTTTATATAGTTAAATATAAAACTAAGATGTTTAATAACAGTTGATGACTGATTATTATCCATTATAATTTTCTCAATTAATGAAATATCTATTTGATTTCCATTATTAAAATATTTTTTACCTTCCCTAAATTTCAAGTGTTTTTTCATATCTGTACCATGTGTTATTAAAAAATTAATTATATTTGGGTCTTTTTCTAGACAAGCAAATTCTAAAAGTGTGTGACCATTTTTGTTTGTTTGGTCAATACATGCACCTAATTTAAAAGATTGTTTTAAAAATGTAACATCACCAAATTTTATAGCATAATGAAGTGGTGTTAATCCTTGTTCATTATAAATATCAAAATTAATAGAATTATAACTATATTCTTTAAGTTTTTGAATATTTCCAGTTTCGATTATTTCAAATAATTCTTTGTTATCTGATGAAGGAAATATTTTATTAGATAATGGTTTTTCTATTGTTTTTTCAATTGCTATAGTTAAAAATCTGCTGCATTCTGTTTCAGTTTCTTCAATAATACTTGATAAATTATTATCTATCGAAATATTTTTTTCTTTAATATCATTTAGAATTCTAATACATTGTTTGAGATAATCATAAGACTTATCCATATCAGTTTCATAATATTTTTTACCAGTTAAATATGATTTTAAACATTTTTTTACAATTAATTGTTCTTTCGTTAAATTAGTTTTATTAATTTCCATCTTAATATTTAGTTAAGAATTAATTATTTATCAAACTCATTAAATAATTAATAATTAAATTTAATTGTTTGTGTTAACTCATTATTATCATTTTGAAATGTTCTCATATTATTAACTGATAATTGAGTTTGTTTTCTGGTTTGAACACCGCCTCTTGGTATTGGCATAACTATATGTTTTGGGTCTTGAAAATTTTTGTCTAAATACTGGAATTGATAATCAAACATTTGTTGTCCTTCTTGTTTATCTCTATGTTCTTTAGTATCAGTTCTAGATGCATCACCATTTCTGATTTCTGTTGCTATATTTAAATTACCAAAACCTCTTCCTGGGCCAACATCTCTATTATTATAATAAAAACCAGTTTTTTGTGTTTTAAATTTTTTCAAGCCATCTTCATAGTTAACAGCATAATTTGATGGTTCAAAATCTTTTTTTAAAACTAATTGAGTTTTATCTTTTGTTTGAACACCAGGAGTTAGTAATTTAGTTTCACTATCAACAACCTCACATTTTTCTTGACTCATTTTATGATAACCCGGAACATTTTGACTTGGATTCTCTCTAACAAAAAATTTATCTTTAACTTTATTATCTATTTTTTTAGTTCCAACATCATTAACTGCATCATTAACAGATTCTATAAAAGAATAATAGCTCATTATAATTACATATATTTTATTTTTTTAATTATTTTAGTTAATATATTTTGTTACAAAAAGTCTTCATCATCTAATGTTGTAAATCTACCTCTATGATATGTTGGGTCTCTTTGTTTGAGACAATTAGTACCAAATGATTTGCATTCACCAGTATTACCGACTACAAAGTCGTCGCTAATATCTTTTTTATTTTGTAAAAAAGTATTACCAACTACAAAGTCGTCACTAATATCTTTTTTACTTTGTAAAAAAGTATTACCAAAACACCATCGTGCAAATCCTGTTTGGTCATTTACAATTTCTGTATTTGGCATTGTATAATAATTTCTGTCTGATATAAATTTTCCCCACATATCTGATGAATCTGAATATAAATGAGACCTAAATTCTTTTCTTGTTTCAGCTTTAATATCATCATATTCACATGCTTTTGGTCTATCTGGTGTCTCAATTAAATCACCCAATGTATAATTCATAAATGGGTTAGCTTTAGTTGGTTTTTGACAAATATTTGAACTAATAGTTTTATCTTTACTAGTAAAAGATTCTGTGCTTCCTAAAAACATACTAATTAATACAACAATAATACCTACTGATAACCATTTTAATTCCTGCCTAGATACTAAAATTAAAACTGTATAATAAATACTAAATCTTACAAGTGAATTTATTTTTTGTACTCTAGTGAGATGTTTATCTGGAAAAAATTCATCTAAATTATCAATTAGAACTTTTGGATTATGATACCATAATTCTGTCATTTAATTATAAAATAGTAGATTTTATTTATAATTAAATTAAAAAATTGCTTGTAGTTTTTTTTAATAGAAAAAAAATTGATTTTTTTATTTTATTATTATAGTTCATTATTAGTTAATGGACTTTTACAATAGGCTTAATTTTAAATTTGATTACTTTGATACTCATCATATTCATCTAAAAGAAGATGAATGGAGAATGATGATTCGAAATTTCTGTGTTAAACTCGCAGAGAAACCAATTGGAAAAATATTACTTAACAAGTTAACTGAATTTATATCCAATAGGTGTCATATTAAAATCGCTAACTATGATACTGAAATTGAATCTAATTACATATATCCTAAAATAAGATATCTTGGTCCGAAACATGTTTTGATTGTAATACCGAGTGTTCCTTATTTTGTTAATGTTGATGTTTTAAATAAATCAGTATTACAATTATCAGATGATTATAATTTACATCAGATTATTAGTTGTAAACCAACTTGTATGAAACTTGATTTGTCATTTATTGATAATAAAAATCAAAATGGTTTGGTTTCATCTGAACGATTGCCGCAATTTATTAGTTTTGGTCATGAATTAGTTCATTGTCTAAGACAGTTTGAGGGTTTTGATACTGACCATTCTGATGAAGAAGAACATACTATTTATGGTATTGGTTCTAATACTTTGTCATATGAAATAGGTGGTCAACGTATCTATATAACTGAAAATTCAATCAGAAAAGATTTTGGTTTGAAACCAAGGTTATCTCATTCATCTAATGAGCTTTACTGCTGGCGTGTAGCGTCAACCTATGATAATTCAAGGAATTTTACTAAGGAAGATTTTTTCATATAAATTGATTTAAGGGAAATTTATTTATTTATTAATATTATTTAGATGATTAATAAAAATAACTTATGGGTTGAAAAATACAGACCTAGTAATTTAGATGAAATTAGCGCACAAGCTACAGTAGTTAAATCATTAAAAGCTTCACTCCGAACTAAAAATATACCACATCTTATTTTCTTCGGTCCATCAGGTTGTGGTAAGACATCAACAATATTGGCTTTATCTAAAGAACTTTTTGGTACTGAAAATTATTCTGATAGAATAATTGAATTGAATGCATCAGATGAAAGAGGCATAAATGTTATTAGAGAAAAAATAAAAATATATGCAAAACAATCAATTAAAACTATCAAAGATGCTCCGCCATGGAAAATAATCATTTTAGATGAAGCTGACACAATGACACATGATTCACAATTTGCTTTAAGAAGAATAATGGAACAATATTCAAAAATAACTCGTTTTTGCATTATTTGTAATTATCACAATAAAATAATTGACCCAATAATTTCTAGATGTTCATTATTTAGATTTAAGCCAATAGATTCAGATGAAATAATAAAAAAACTTCAGTATATTTGTGTAAAAGAAAACTTAAATTGTAATGATACATCATTAAAAAAAATAATTGAAATTTGTCGTGGTGATTTAAGAAAAGCCATTAGTTTGCTTCAAAAATGTTATAATTCATATGGTGATAATGTGAATGATAATTTATTAGAAGAAATTTCTGGGATTATTCCATCAATAAAATTTAATGAATTAATGAATTATGCATTTAAAAAAAATACTATTATGGTTGATAAAATAGTAAATAATTTATTTTTAGAGGGATATTCAATGGTAAATCAGGTAATGTCTTTTCGTAATTATATATTAGATTCATCTTTATCAAGTGAACAAAAATCAAATATATTATATAAAATTGCAGATATTGACCAAAATCTGATTAAAGGTTGTGACGAGTATATTCAGTTTATGAAGATGATATATCATATAATGATTACAATTTAATTTTTGAATAATAATATAAAGAATATTTAATTAGTTATTATAATATGTCAGTTGCAAATCAAAATGATTTTTTACCATGGGTTGAAAAATATCGACCTAAAACAATTGATGAAATTATTAGTCATGACCAAAATATTGAGACTATAAAAAAATTATTAATTGGAGGTTCACTTCCCCATCTTTTATTTCATGGTTCATCAGGAACAGGTAAAACATCAACAATAATGGCATTAGCAAAAGAGATTTATGGAAATAATATGAGATTAATGGTTATGAAGTTAGATGCATCTGATGATAGGGGCATTAATTCAGTAAGAGAAGATATTAAAGGTTTTGCTGAAAAATCAAATATGTTTCAAAAAGGTGTAAGATTAATTATATTAGATGAAGCAGACTCAATGACATTTGATGCGCAATTTGCTTTACGAAGAATTATTGAAAAATACTCAATGACTATTAGATTTTGTTTAATATGTAATTATGAGAATAAAATTATTCCAGCAATTAGGTCTAGATGTGCTAATTTTAGATTTAGTAATATTGATATAAATCATATATGTATAAAATTAAATCAAATTGTTGATGCAGAAAATATAAAATATGAATCGCAAGTAATTGAAACTATTGCAACATTAGCCAATGGTGATTTAAGAAAAGCTATTAATTTAATACAAACAATATCAATGCAAACAAATTTTATAACAAACCAATTATGTTGGGAAACATCATGTGTACCATCTAATAAAGAAACAAATCAAATTTTAGAAATATTATATAATAAAGATAATGATTTTGATAAGGCTCATAACATAGTTACTAATATAATTAAATGTAATGGTTATTCATTATCTGTTGTTTTGAAAGAACTTTTGCTAAAAATTATTGAAAATGAAATAATATTAGTAAAAATTCCTCATATAATATCAGATTTATCTGACTTGGAAAATATGGCATCTAAATCTACTTTTAGTGATATTTATATAACTAGTTTAGTTGGTATATTTAAAAAAATTGAAAAATAAATATTTTATTTTAACAATTTATCTAGACTTGTAATGCAGTCTGTAAATACTACTTTTACTAATACTACTACTGATGTCCTCCGCGCTACTTTTGCAAGTATCGCTGCAGAGACCTCTAACCAAAGTCTGAAAACTGGCCTCACTTGGAATGGTGATGTTAATTATTCAAGTCTTGGTGAAACTGTTGAAGCAGCATTGATGGCTTTTGACCATAAGATGGTTCTGCCTCAGTCTTGTCAAAAAGAAGCAATGCTTGATGAAGATATGCTTACACTTTTTGATGATCTCTTTAGTCAGATTATTGAAACTGTTCGTACCAAGTCTGATGAAGAACGAGCAAGGATATATGAACTAATGTTTCGATACATGTTTTATCTGCGTTCAGTTCGTGTTCCAGGTAAAAAGTCACGTCTTCTGTTCTACTACTTTTTCAAGAAGATTTACCAAATCTTTCCTGAGACTTGTGTTGCTCTTCTTTCTCTAGTTCCTGAATATGGCTACTTTGGAGATATTGACTACCTCATCTCATACATGAGTGATTGTATTGATGTTGTCAATGGATGTCTTAATGTCTACAAGAATTATCTTGATATTGATTGTCAAGCTATCTTTGGAAAACCTCTAAGTAAGGTAACTAAGGATGAAGCAGTTGAACTCAATCAGAGACTAAAGAAGATGTCTGTTTCTGAAATCAGAACACTTCAAGGTGACAAAAAACTTAGTCTTGCTGCCAAGTGGTTTGCACGTGAAGACCATAGTAATTCAAGTCACCGCACTAATTTTCTAGTTCAGGTATACTTTCCTAATGGAGGTATTACTGACCTACTAGATTCAGATATTCGAAGTGCTAAGGACACAGCAAGAAGACGTCTTAATTACTGTCAAATGGTGTTTCGTCATATTATTTCTGCGCTTACTCAGTTTCTAGTTGTTGGCGAGACAATGATGTGTGCAAAAGATTCTGATGCTAGAACTTGGCAACACATTCCACATGGTCAAGCTCCTGCAGGATTCATGACCAAGTACCGCAAGGCACTTGCTAATGAAAAACTCAAGGTACCTCCTTCTGAGAGTGAACTTGAAACGGGTAATCGTCATCCTGACAATCCCGACCGTGTTCAATGTCGACAGAATCTGGTCAAGGCTCTTATTGATGGCAAAATCAAGGGTGCTGCTCAGGATCTCGACAAGCTGTCTAAGATTATTTCTGAACATGTTAAGCAAAGATATGCTAAGCTCAGTTCAACTGAACGTCATGTAATTTCTGCTCAGTGGAAAGATATTGTCTCAAAGCTAAAGGCAGAAATTACCAAGATTGTTGAGGAAGCACGCGAAGAAGCAGCCAAAACTGGTGAAGTCTTTATTGACCCTCGTAATGTGATTCCAGTTATTGATACTTCTGGTTCCATGTGTGGTGCACAAGTTGATTTCATTGCGATTGGTCTTGGAATTCTGGCTTCTTCTCTGAGTACTCTACCAGGATGTTGTATTAGCTTTTCTGATAATCCTCAAGTATTCCATCTGGATATGAGTGATAAGTCTGATGTGTTTGACCACTTTCAAACTATTGCTAAAGGTCCTATGGGATTTGGGACAAATGTCGATGCTACATATCGTCTCCTTCTTTCAATGATGGTTAAAAAGGGTGTTAAGGATGTTGACTTTGCTATGCTGTTTCTTACAGATGAGGGATTTGATGAACAAGTACTCATTATAGATGAAGTTGAATTCCAACAGACATTTCTTAACCGCATTGAAGCTGCCTTCAAAAAGAAGGGATATAATCTCCCTCGAATGATTTTTTGGAACCTTAATGCCAAGACTCCAGGATTTCCTGCAACTAACATTTCTCGAGGTGTTCAACTTGTAAGTGGCTATTCACAAGCACTAATGTTTCAAGTATTTACTGGAGACTACAAGTATGAAGTTCAGGAAGATGGTTCTGTCAAGGTTAGTGTGAGTCCATGGGAATCATTTCTTAAGGCTCTGTTACATGAAGGCTATAACCGAGTTAGCGAAAAGATTGCTTTTGTTGGTGAAGGATGTCTTAAGCATCTGGCACTTGCTGCTGCTGTTGCTTCAGATGATGGTCAATAGTGAGCATGTTCATTTGCTAATCTAATCTATTTCATTTATTAATTAAAGCTAATTGCTTTACAAGAAATAATATACATATTTACTTTATAAAAATTGAATATGAGTATTATTATATAATAATAACTTTATGTAATGTCACCAGATATTAATACTTTAATTAATACTATAAGTTGTCTAGTTAATAAACCAATAAATGGAAAAGTAATTAAACTTATTAAATATAATGAATCTATAAGTGATGTAACTTTTCATTTTGATGTTGATTCATATCCAGTTAAAATAATAACAGATTTTAACAAGTATTGTCTTGCAGAATCAGTTATTGATAATCTTGACATTAATAATTTTAATATCAAGATGGTATTCAAAAGTAAACTACCAATAAATATTTTAGAAGAAATGTCTAAAATACTTGATAATGAGAAAAAGTGGGAGAATGCAAAGTTTTCAGACCCATTTCATATTTTTCAAAAGTTCGATGAATATACAAAAACAAATATTGATTATAATAAACTTGGTAATGAATTTAATAAATTAATAGAACAATCGAAAAAAACAACTTTTATTAATAAAATTCCAAAAGAGCTTTTACTAAATCCTAATCAAATTTCACAACTAATTATAAATGAGATAAAAATTATAAATCGTAATAAAAATTATATGCATTATATAATACCTGAACCAACAAATCCATACACATTAATATTACGATTTAAATTTAATAAAAATACACCTGCTGGCGAAATTTTTAGTCAAATTAAAAAAGATTTTGGTTATGATTACATGGAAATGAGACTAAAACTTGAACCTAAAACTTATCCATTTATTCCACCAAAACTTGAATATGTTAAACCAAAAATTAAATTACCACTTATGTTTAGTCTAATAAATCTAGATATATTAAAATTAGAAAATTGGTGTCCAACTATTACTCTTGATTATTTAATTTCCTGTTTGGGGAACCAACTTGAAATTGTAATTCCTGATTATATAATTCCGGATGCATCATCTAATTCAAACCCTACTATTTCATATAGTGATTTAGAATATGAACTTATTAATTTTGCTTCTATTACTAAAGATTATAGTTTAGAAAAGATTAATATTAAAATTGCAGCTCCAAAATCTCAAAATATTACAAATTCAGGAAAATATTGGAAATCAGGTATTGGTTATGGCACAGATGGCTCTCAAACATGGGATATTAAAGCACATATTAAAGAACAAGAATTACAAAAAGATGAATTGACAAAAAGTTTAGCAAAGATTGATAAAATGATAAATGAAACAACTATTAATACAATTAATGAATCATCTGTGATTAGCTATATTATTAATCAAATTAAGGATCTTAATATGTTAGAATTTGATAAAAATCAACAGTTATTTAACCAGATTTTTAGTATTCTTTCAAGTCTAATTGGTAAAACAATTTCACAACATATAATTAATGAAATAGGATGTGGACTCAAAAGTTTATATGAAGACATTGATTTGTTATTTAAAACATCAAAAGAATCATTAGATAATGAAAACTTACTTCAAATATATTGTATATCTGATTGGTATTTATCAAAATATCAAGAACCAATTAATAAAATTGTTATTACTACAAATATTAAAGAACAATATTGTCAAATTATGAAACCATTACAATTTGGTACATATGAAGTGCAATCATCACATCGTTTTTACAAGCATAAACAAGAAAAACCTGAACAAAAAGCCCTAATGAGAATCTTATCAGAAATTTCTAGTTTTAAAACAAGTCTACCATTAAATTGGGAGTCAACTATTTGGGTTCGTGTTCCAAAAAATAATATCAATATATTTAGTTTTTTAATTTGTGGTCCAAAAGATACTCCTTATGAAAATGGTCTATTTGAGTTTCATGCATATTTCCCTACAGATTATCCAAATAAAGAACCGCAAGTTTTAATTCATACAACTGGTAATGGACAAGTCCGATTTAATCCTAATTTATATGATAGTGGCAAAGTTTGTCTCAGTTTACTTGGAACATGGTCAGGTCAAGAAGGTGAAAAATGGCAACCAAAAACATCTACATTTCTTCAAGTAATGATATCTATTCAATCATTAATTTTGGTTGAGAATCCATATTTTAATGAACCAGGATGGGAACGTGAAATGAATTCGGAAAATGGAAAATTAAAGTCAAATACATATAATGAAGAGCGCCAACCTCATACAATTAAATTAGCAATGATTGATATGATTAAAAATCCACCTAATGGTTTTGAAGATGTTATTAAAAATCATTTTAGAATGAAAAAAGATGAAATTATTAATAGTACTCTTATCTGGGAACAAAACTCATCAAAACATAAAAATCTTATTCAATCTAATCGTGCTGAATTAATAAAAATATTAGACAAACTATAAATTATTATTTTATTTTCTGGTTTTATTTAATATAATTATGAATTGGGATTTAACATTAAAAGGGTCTAATGAATTTTACCCAAATTTAAATAAAAAAACTTACTTTATTCTGAAAGTTGATAATGAACAAAAACAAAATTTTATGAGTGATATATTTAATAAATTTATTGAAAATCAAAATAAAAACATTAACCAAATTCATTATATTGGTATTGATTTTGAATTTAATAAAGTTAGGAAAACAGAACGAGATGTAGCATTAATGCAGATTAACCTTGAAAATGATTCAAATGATGCATATATATTTGTTTTATATCCACCAGAATTAACACAACAAAATCATAAAATATTAATTAAATTAATTACCCATAAACAAATTTATAAAATATTACATGGAGCTGAATCTTTGGATGTTCCTTATATGTTTGACCAATTATTAATTGATAAAAAATTAATTAATGAGTTCTGTTCAAATTTTTATGATACAAGATTTTTGTGTGATTATTATCATATTGAAAATAATATACAGGGAAGATGTTCAATATATTATTTATTACTTGAACACAAAATTATTACTAAAGAAAAATTTGATGAACTTGAAAAAATAGAAGAAAAAACAGGTCCAATTTATTTAATAACAATTAATATTCACAAATTAAATTTTCATGTTTTGAGATATTCGTTATATGATGTTATTTATTTACCTGAACTAATTAAAAAATTTCTTAAAATGGATTTAGCATATACAAAACTAGTTCCAGAAGTTACAACTATGATAAATAAATATAAAAGAAATCCTAACAATAAATTCAATAAATTAGAAAAACTTGTTAATTTGATGAATTTGTATTTTATTTATGAAAATAATAACCGTATATTGTTAAATGAAATATGGGATATATATAATGTAACAATAGAAGAAAAATATTTAGTCAAAATCCAACTTATTCCATATTTTAAAAAATTTATAGAAATAATCATGAAATTTGTTATTTATCAAAACTTAAATAATCATTTAAAAATTTACATAAATAAAAAAGATTTAATTGGAAATATTAATTGGGATGAATATTGGGATGAAATTAATATTAATTTTAAGGAAATAGTAAATAACTATAATCAACTTGTCAAAACAGATATTGAAAATAGAGTTAAAATATAATTTGCTAGACTTGATAATATTTAGCTTTAACTAAAAAAAATAATAATATTTATTTAAGGAAATATATTTATATTATGTTAATGTCGAATAATAATCAATCTAATAACGCTACTAACACTGTTAACACTTATGCTGCTGCTGCCGCTGTTAACACTAATGCATCTGTTAACGCTAATGCAGCTGTTAACGCTAATGCAGCTGTTAACGCTAATGCAGCTGTTAACGCTAATGCAGCTGTTAACGCTAATGCAGCTGATTTGTCTTTGAATAATACATCTAATCAAGTACAGCAAACTAAAGGTGGTAGAACTAGGAGAGTTGCCAATAAAACACCTAATAGTCAATCCAATCAATCCAATCAAACTCAACAAACTTCTAGTACAACTACTAGAACTAGGAGAGTTGTAAATAAAACTACTAAACAACCATCTGTTCAACAAACTGTTCAACCAGCTGTTCAACAAACTGTTCAACCAGCTGTTCAACAAACTGTTCAACCAGCTGTTCAACCAGCTGTTCAACAAACTGTTGAATCAGCTATTCAACAACAAACTAAAGGTAACAGGGTAAGAAAGACTGCCAATAATAAAACTGGTAAACAATTTGTTAAATCTAAACAAAATGAAAAATTAAATAACACAACTAATGAACAAACAGAACAAGAACAACTAAATAACAAGGCGGGTAGAACACTTTTAGTCAAATCAAGTTCAGCTAATTCAATACAAGAAAGTAGTTTTAGTAATTTGGAAGGTGTTGTAAGTATGGCAAAAACGAAATCATCTAATTCGTTGTTTCTAACATTTGACACCGTTGTTAATGCAGTAAAGGCTTTTACTACTATTAATGTTGATTCATCATATAATGTTAAATTTAGTTATTACCGTGTTTTCTTTACGATAGATGGTCTTACTGATACAACAGATTATAATCAAGTTAAGAAAGAATTTACAGAATATGTTAGTAATCTTACAAAATCAAATGTTCTTTATTGTAAATTGTATCGCAAAAACAATAAATACATTGGATGTGGTGATTTTACGGTTGATACTCTTGAAGGAATGAATTCTCTACTTGCAAAAGATAATAATAATAAAGAGTATTCATTTGGTTCATTCAAGGGTACATTTTATCGTTTCAACGGCAACAAGAATCAGAATCAGAATCAGAATCAAAAGAATAGTAACCAACCAGAAGTTGTTAATTAAATTTTAATTTTATGAATAGTATTAAAGACATTTTTCTATTATATACCAATGGATAATATAATAGAAAAACTAAACCAAACAGAAATAAATTGGGATAACTGGAGTTTAGAAGAAATAAAAAAATTATTAGACATATATTTTATAATATCAAAAAAAGAATATTATATATTTGATTTAATTTATAGATATCATGGTTGTGATAGTTGGGAAGATATTTTTCGTGATTATGACAAAAACTATTTGGAAGATAAAGCTTCTGGTGTAGAAATTGCTATAAATGAAATAAAAAATATAATAGAAAAAAGATAATATAAATTAAACGGAGCAATTAATTATTTTTCTAATAAAATTTAAATGGAGCAATTAATTATTTTTCTAATAAAATTTAAAAATTTAATTTATATACTTATATATAAATTAAATGGAGCAATTAATTATAAAACAACCAGAAACAAATTATGTAGTTTATGTATTAGTAAATACTAATCATAATAAAACATATATAGGTATTACCAATAATACGACTAGACGTCTCAGACAGCATAATAAAGAATTAGTAGGTGGGGCAAAATACACAACAATAAATAAAGGTGAAGGTGATTGGGTATTTTATGGTTTTATTAAAAATCTGAATAAAATACTAGCATTAAGTTTTGAAAAAAAAATAAAAATAAAAAGTAGGAGAATGTCCGGAACACCACTTGAAAAAAGAAATAAAGCAATTACTAAAGTATTAGAAGATTATAATATTATATTTAATACAAATTATAGTTTTGAAATTAGTTAATTTTTATTTAGTATTTCAGAAGATTTGTTCTTCATACTAATTTTTATTTAGTATTTCAGAAGATTTATCCTCTCTACCTTGTAATGGTTTCCGTAATTCTCCATCAAAGTCATGAGAATAGCCAGGTCTTTTATTTAGTTCACTTAAACTAAACACTCTATCACCAATATTTGTTTCAAAATTATTTTTTTTAGCAGATTGTTCTTTGTTAACATTTATATTATTCATCCAAGAATTATCAACATTAAATAGTGAATCTAACGTATCTAATGCATCTTCATTTATAGATTTTATAGCTAATGTATCATTAGTTATATTTTTATTTAAAGTTTCATTATATTTTTCTCTAAGTTTAGGATTAATTAGAATATATAAACCAGTTTTTAACATTTTTATATCATAAATTTGTTCTTTAGACAATTTATTAATATTGTTATATGTATTTATTTTTTTTTTATAAGCCATAATTATTTTTTCAGTCGAATCAGTATGGGTAATATTAAATAATTCATAAAAATTATTCATACAGTATATTAAATATATAAATATAATTAACTTGTCACAAACTAACTTATTATAAACTAAAAAAGATGAATATTATATTTATTATTTAATAAATTTATATTATTTTTAATGCAATATTTATCAAATATAATTAAAAATTTTATATACAAAAATCCAACTGTAGAAACAGCAAGTTGGAAGGAAGAAGATATTAAGCCAGATACAACAAATCCAACTGTAGAAACTAATTGTAATAATATAGGTGTACAAACAGCAGGTTGGAAGGAAGAAGATATTAAGCTGGATACAACAAATCCAACGTTTTGTATTGTTGGGTCAGCAAATAGTGGAAAGTCAACATTTGTTAATAATTTTTGCAATCAAACTTTTAATCAAGATTATATACAATCAACAAAAGTAGAACATACAGAAATTAATATTAATAGTAGTATTGGTGATATTAATACACATTTGTATGTTATACCAAGTAGTTTAGAATATCTGGATTTAATAGACCATGGTATACATCTTAATGGATGTATTATAATGTTCGACCTTACATCTGATGAAAGTTTGAATGAAGTGGAACTGCATCTGAAAAAACTAAAAGATTCACCATATATTACAATTTGTGGAAATAAATTGGATCTAGTATTTAATGAACGTATGAATGAAATTTATCCAAAGATAAATCTGTTAGCACTTGAATATAATGCTAATTATTATACAATTTCAACCAAAACAAATTATAATGACACACAACCAATTTATGATTTATTGAGACAGGTTAGAAAAAATCCAAGTATTAATTTTTAAATTAATAAATAATTTTTATTATATATTTTTTTAAACCAGTATACAAATATTAATATATTGTTAATGTATAGTATATAATGTCAAAAGTTTTATTAATAGCAAATCAATACGCAAATTTACCACAACATTTAATTTACGGTTGTTTTAATGATATAGATAATATTAAAGCAAGATTTTTGAGAATGGACCCAAATGCTGAAATTATAGTTATGAAAGATAATTTACCAGTTACATCACAATTATTTCCAACCAGAGAAAATATAATTACACAATTTACAGCATTATGTACATCACCAAAATTAAAATTATATTTTTATTATTCAGGACATGGTACTAATATATCAAATCATTATCATGAAGAACAATCAATAAAATTATCAACTAATGGTAATATGATATTTAAAACCGAAAGTTTAAATCAAAACAGTTGTATAGTTACAAATGATATAACACAATTAAATACAATAAATGATAATGAACTTTATGAAATACTACAAAATTTAAATAGTTCACAAACATTATATGGATTTATGGATTCATGTAATTCAAAAAATATCTAAACTATTTTAATGACAATTATAGAGGCAAAAAAAGATAAATTATTTAACAAAATGAAATTCATAGCCAGAAAAAATTATAAGTTAGATACATTTGAAAGAGAACAAGATAATAAATTTATAGAAGATGAATCACAATTACAAAAAGTCGGTCAAGAAATATTTGATAATTTTGGTTTAGAAAAATCAAATATTAAATTATTTGCTGATATTTGTTCAGCACCTGGTATGTATTCTAAAATTATATTAGACACATGGGATAAAACAACAGGTATTGGTATTAGTTTACCAGAAGAGGAAGGTGGAGTACCTTATACTATAAAAAATCCAAGATACAAATTTTTTTATAAGAATATTTTAGATAAATCTTATAAATTAGAATTAAATGAAGATAAAAATCTTAAACTAGATTTAGGTCTTGCTTCATGTGTAAGTTATCAACATGACGCGAAAAATGCTTTCTTTTTAAACATGGAATTAATTATTAAAAGTCTAATGTTAATTCTACCAAATCTGAAAAAAGGAGGAAATTTAATTATTAATATGACAATTAAAAACATAGAATTAGCATTTAATATAGTTAATATTTTGAGTAAATTATTCAAAACTTTTAAACTTTGGAAATCTCCTACTGTTTGGTCTACTAAAAATACTTTTTATTTTTTTGGTTATGATTTCAGAGAAAACTATGATTCAGATATTTTAACAAGTTTAATTGAATCAATTAAATTTGATAATAATCCTATAAATAACCAGTTTATGGGAACAGACAAAGAATACAATAATATATATCAACAAATGAAAATAATATATATAACAAGAATAAGAGCATGGGAAGCATTAGTAGACAAAAATAGAACATAATTATATTTATTGTTGTAAAGAATCTAGTATATATTTTGTTTTAATAAAATTACTATATACTAAAGAATTTATAAAATGTGATAATAAATATGGTCTTTCTTGATTAATTTTTATTAATAATCCATCAGAATTTTCATTATCATAACCACCAACTAGATTATTATACCTAAAATGGGCAATTCTTAGTTGACTATCAAATAATAATATATTATTTTTATTTAAAAAATTTTTAAAAGTTAAAAAGTCAATTTGTGATGACATTTTTCTAATATATAATCCAAGAAAAAAATTAAAAAAAATGAAATAAATTATATTTAAGAAAACATTCTCTAATAATAAATAATGTTATCGCTGAATGATATTACTCAAGTAAAAGCAATGTTTGGTAAAACAAATGAAACAAATGAATTTGAAGTTATGTTTAATAATTTTCGAACAGACAATAAACTTTCAATTACTAGTTTTATTAATGTATTAAATTTTGCTAAATCTAGGTCAGAAAATGAAAAATTAAAATTGATACGTGAAACTACATTAGATGTAATGTATGGATATTCAAATAATAGCACATATAGAGTTAATATTGAAGGTATTGATAGAATTAATAAAATATTAAATCTAGTACACCAACGAAAAAATCACGTTATTTTTTCTATATTAACTTCACAATTTGCAAAATCAGAGGGTTTCACTTTTATGAATAAAATAAAAGACCAAAAAAATATGTTTGATATTGACCAATATGACATTAGAGTTAGATTAAGTCAAGAAGAACCATTAGATAAAAAAACTATGGAGAATTTATCTAATATTCAAATTACTGAGGCTGACAAAATTGTTTATCGTTATAAACAAAGAGTTAGTTTAATTATTAAATCAGATGAAAAGAATGGAACTATTAGATTAGATATAACAATTGTTAAAACAGCATCTAATCCTGATAAACTTCATGATGCTGATAAACAGTTTGAAATTGAATTAGAATATATACCAAGTCCTAAAGGTAAACCATCAGAAAATATCTTGACTGAAATTAATAAAGAAGTTTTAATTATAAAACAAGTATTAGAAAGTTCGAGTGAATTAATAAGTAAAGATGAGAATAATGCTCTTATTAAATCTTATAAAAAACTAGTATATAATTCTGAAACTGATAGTTCAACAAATTTATATTCAATGCAACCTATTTCAGCAGAAGTGCAGCATGTGGTTGATAAGATTCCTAATAAATATAGTGTAACAGATAAAGCCGATGGTGAAAAATTCCAGTTATTTATTTTCAATGATAAAATTTATTTGATTTCCAATAATTTGGTTGTTAGAAAGACACAATATTCAATAAAAGGATTAAATATGACTTTAATTGAGGGAGAATTAATTAAAATCCATGGTACCTCAAACCCTTTAGGGCTTGAGCTAGCTAGTTCGCAAAGCGAGCTTGGTACTAATAATGTATATATTTTTATGATGTTTGATTGCATATTTTTTAATGGGAAAGATATACGAAATGAAAATATGTTAGTAAATAGATTAAAATATATTAATGAATTTGTTGACAAGATGAAAATTAAAGCTTATAATATAAAATCATATGAAGGTAAATTTGATATTATTAAACAAGAAAAGCACTATGAATCAGAAATGGAAAAGTTTTATATTAACTTGAATAAATTAATTAAAAGTGCTAATAATAATGATATTATTTTTCATAGTAAAATGTTTTTATTTCCATCTGGTGGTGATAATTCAGAGGTTTATTCTTTCAGTAATTTAATTTGGAATGGTTGTACTAATAGC